CCTCTGCTCCCTTGGAGCACCTCTAATGACGGATTACTCCGTTACTAAGTGTTCCTTAGTGCCGAAGGACTATAAAGGTCCTCGTTTGATCTCCGCTGAAAGCGCTGCTACGCAGTATCTTCAGCAGGGACAGATGAAACTGATTATGCGATATGTAGACTCTCATCCTCTTCTAAGCAGGTCTATTCGGTTTAGGGATCAAACCCATAACCAAAGATTATGCCAGAAGGCGTATGATTCTGATCTGGCAACATTGGATTTATCCAACGCGTCGGATCTTGTCTCTGCTCCCTTAGTATGGTTCCTTCTTGCGAAGGTTCCAAAATTAAGGTCGCAGTTGTTCTGTACACGTTCCCAATTCATGAAAGTGAATGGGGAACTTGTCAGACTTCTATCGTTCTCTCCTATGGGTTCAGCGGTATGCTTCCCAGTGGAGACACTTGTCTTTTGGGCGCTATCCTTAGCGTCCGTCCGACATGTGCAGTTTCATTGTGCTAGGGAGGCGAAAGCCTTCCATGCGCCAAACGAATCTGAGACGGCATCAGCCGTTGCAGTTTTCGGTGATGATATAATTATCCCCGGGTATGCACTGGCAACCTTAGTAGGAACCCTGACGGAGGTCGGATGTGAAGTTAACACGTCTAAAACGTGTTATCTCACACCCTTCCGAGAGTCTTGTGGTTCCGAATGGTTTGGCAGTACCGATGTCACAATAATTCGTAACAAAGGATACTACTATGATGCAGGAAAAGAAGTCGTCGACTACCACATTATATTGGACCTCCAGAGGAAAAGTTTCCTCCGTGGGCTCAATAGAATGTCTGCATGTTTACTCGATTCGGCCCGAGCAATCGGACCGATCGTCGTTATCAATCCCTTACATCTTGCCCGGACACAGAGATGTCGTCTTGCCATGGAATATTTTCATGACGGACGACGGCTCCTTGCGTCTGGAAAGGTCGACTCGACCTCAGGATGTCGTGGATCTGACTATCTTGGAGATTATAATGCGGATTCAGGAACTCCTCAAACGGGATTTCCTTCTTCCCTTACTATCTTCTTTAGAGAGTCAGAGCCTTTTGATCAAACACCTTGTGGTTTCGGGTTCCGCAATTCACTTGATAGTGGAGTGCGTCTCCGATTCAACAGGGCGTATCAAAGGGTAGAATGCAGACTGCCTCGTCTTATTCAACGGACGGTGCAGTGGGATCATCACTCCTCAATTGTAAGCGGAAGTTCTGAATTATATCAGTATTCCGGTGGGCGAAAGAACGTTGTGTCTAATAAACACATCGTTCCTCTTCGCTTAAATTACAATTATCCTCGACTGTTAGCGAGGGTAAGTGGTGACTCAGTTGAACGGATTGCTATCCGCGGGTTATTCCCGAAAATAGCATGGTCGGAACTTCCAATACCCTGGACTTTCATCCCGGAATTTGGTTGAACCGAAGGGCGAC